GTAGCTAAAGCGTTCCACGCTGTAAGACTTTCCTGAGAACCAAAACGAATTAGTAATGGGTCTTGAACCCCACTGTTTGTTTCGCTGTCACAACCAAAGGCTAAAATGTGTCTGTCTCTTTCAGAGACTATTATTTTCTTGGCTACAGTAGGTGCATTAGTAGAGCCTGATAATGATGTTATATTAACAGCCCTTGCCGATGTACCACCTGATCTATCCCAATAGAATATTCCACCATCTCTAACATTCATAACAAGGTCTTCGCCAAAGTTATCGTGTGACCAATGACGTAACTGCGCTCCTGATATGGTTGTTGTCGCAGGAATACCCCACCCACCTAGTGCCTCTGTTACTGTAGCATCATCAGCATGGGTAGCCGCTGACGTTCCAAACAAACCCCTTGTTAAACCTGTAAAGGTTGTTGATGTTTTACCTGTATGTTGAATTAGTTCGCTATCTATTAATATATATCCTGCTGACTCAAAATTCGCCGCTGAATCTACTGTTACTGATGTTGCAGATGCTGTCATTCCACTGCCATCGTTTACGGCTGTAGTAGCCGCTGAACCACTAATACCACCCCATATACCTGCACCCCATCCTGTTCCGTATGAGTTATCTTCTAAACCTACGTTTAGTTGATATGTGCCAACTGTAGAACTTCCTCCTTTGCCACTACCGTTATCGTTTGAGTTTGCTGTTACTGCGCTACCACTAGTGTCTTTTGCTGATATAGTGTAGGTATTAGAAGCTGTTACGGAGGCTATTTGATACTCTTGATTTATAACGGCTGCTGTTATATTCCCACTAGCATGAAATGCTGTAGCTCCACTAAATGTTACATAGTCATTTATATTTGCACCATGATCTGTGTCTGTCACTGTAATTGTAGAACTGTCAGTGGATGCCGTAAAAGTTACATCTCCTGCTGACGTAGTTAATCTTATAGGCGTTACGTCATAATACACACCACCTGCGTTCAAGTAATACTTTTCACTTGTACCTATACCTATAAAGTTTGTGTTATCTAATGCTGTCCAAGTATGCAAAGCACGACAACTACCTTGAAACTGTGTATCAGAATACTTTGTCCAACCACCTATCTTTTCTGGAAGACCTGCTCTAAACCTAATTTTATTACAGTCAAACCAACCACCTTCGTTTGTATAGGATGTTGAGTCTCTGTTTATACCTGCTCTAAACTGTAATTTAGTTAAAGCCATACTATTCTCTTATGTTCTAATAATATAGTTTAAGATTATTGTGGGCTGTACGTTGTTGTGTGCCGAGTCACCCCCAGTACTAGACGATGTAATTGTAGCTGCAGCACCTAACTGACCACTACCACCCCTGTTTGTAGAATCACCACCTACTTGCTGTTGAGCGGCAACGGTGTGCGTGTGTGCAGGCATCTGTGCTGTTGACAATGTATGCGTTTCAGAACCTCCTGTGTCTCCCAATGTATCACCATTAAGACCACCAGTTTGATCAGTAAGTCTATCTGCTGATGATCCCCCCATGTCATCTTGACCTGCAACAACTCTTCCTCGTAAATCTGGCAAGTTAAAAGTTGACGACCCATCACCTGTTCCATATGTAGTGCTTATGGCAGAAAATAAGTCTGCATAAGTTGAACGTGAAATAGCCTGTCCATAACATAACAAAAATCCTGTTGGAGCAGATGTTCCTGCATAAGGCATTAGTGCGCCAGTGGGCATAATATATTCCTTAAAGTCACTCGCAGGTACTGATTTCATCGTACCACCATCGTTAACAACCACACCATCAGTGTCTGCTATGGTTATAGAACTACCTACAGATGTGCCTCCGTCTAGTAAATTTAGCTCAGCTGCTGTAGACGTTATAGCCGTAGCGTTAATTGCAAGTTTACCTGTAACCACGTTAAACGTGCCGTTATCTTCTATTCTAGCAACTTCTGTTCCATCTCTTTGTTGAAATATTATGTCTTTTTCATCAACAACAGGTCTAATAATCACATCGCTAGAAGAGTTAGTAATTCTTAGTATTTCTGTATCACTAACAGAAAATTTAAAATCTCCTCCTGCTGCATCTAAATCAATATCATCAGAACTAGAGGTTTTAATACCTTTAACTTTAAGTCCTGAAGTTAAATCAGTGACTGCTGCTCCTGATCCTGCACCATCTGCAAATATAATAGCTGAATCTCCTGCTAAAATACTTACGTTAGCACCAGAACCTTGTGTAAATGTAGCCGTTTGGCTTGTTCCATTTTTTACAAAGTATAGCTTGTCTGCATCATTAGGGCTTATAGTTACTGTATTAGTTCCAGAGGGCGATCCACCTAGAACAAGAACTTTGTACATACCATCAGACAAACTACCATCTGATGTTGTTAGCGTATGGGTTGTTCCAGATAAAGTTATTGCACCTACACCATTTACTAACCTGTCTATAATATCAAAATTTGTGTTTGTAGTAGTACCCCAAGCTCCTGCCTTTTCACCAAGACCGATCTTTTCTATACCACCATTTAATGTATATGTACTTGGCATTGCTTCTCCTTAAATTGTACTATGGTACTTTTATACCTTATTGTATGACATCTGTCCACGTTTGAGATGCCCCAGTTGTTATGGATGTCCATGACTGAGAAGCACCTGTTGTTATAGTTGTATAGCTGTTGCCTGGTGCAGGTATCATTAATCCCCATACTGTTTCATTTCCTAACTCACCTAACATAGCTAAACCTGTTAAAGATACATTAGCCTTACCAACCACACTTTCATCACCTAATGTACCTACTGCACCTGTAGCTGAAAACCCAGATACTTCAGCATCAGCAGTTACAGTCTCGTCACCTGCTATAGCTGTAGTATTAACGCCAGAAAGATGTACAAAAGTACCAGGAAGTTGAGCAAGAGCTAACTCCGATATGGAGCTAAAGCCAAGCATTAATCAGCCGCCTCGGCTGTGTTACCTTCTGCTACCCATTTAAGATACTCTTGATAATCGGTGTTACCTTCAGCCACAGGTATTGATAAAAATCTACCATTTCCTTCGTCTTTTAAAATAGCACAAAGTTCGCCTGTTGAGGGGGAATTACAAAGTTTATAAGTTGCCATAATTTAAAGCTCCGATTTAAAGGCAAAGTATGCCGCACTATTGTTTGTTTTAAGATATCTGGCTTGCCCATCTGATGATACAGTAGCGTCAGGTGTTGCGTAAAACGATGCCCTTACAGTAGTTGCGTGTTCAATAGTAAAAGCTCCATCAATACCACTACTTACTCCTCCTCCATGCCAAAGATAATAATCTCCACCATTTACTTGGTCAATGGAAGGCGCATCTCTCATAGCTCCTAAAGGATAGTCTGTTGAAAGTTGAGCAGTGCTACTGTTATATTCAGGTCCTGTAGCAATAGCTTTATTAGTACCAGAAGCAATAAGTTGATAATAACGTCCACACTCATGTAAATCTTGTGCAAAACTTTTATGCTCAAAACTCGTTGGGTTCTGCCCTACTTCTAACTGAACACCTGTGATGAAGAAGGTTCTTGATGTGCTGTCAAAGAATGAACCACCACCTGCTGCTCTATTTGCATTTGTTTTAGATGCCCATGTTGCAGGTAATGTACCACTGCTAAAGTTTGACCCTGCGTGTAAGAATATTTGCAAGTATAAACTTGCTGCATTGTCATCATCAAAAGCACCTGTTGTATCAGCAGGAAAAGATATTGACACTCTTGCCCAATCTGTTGTGACACTAAACGTACTTGCAACGTGTCTTGTGTTATCTCCATCAAATAGTTCACACACATAGGTAGCACTTGCATTGCCCTTTACATAAAAAGAAACAGCAAAAGGTTTTGCATCAGACGTTCCTTTAGCAAAGGATTGTACATTTTGACCTTCTACTATTTGACTTAGCGTTACAAGTTCGGCAGCCCCAATAGATGTATCTGCTGTGGTACAAGCTAGTTTAAGACTATTTGCAAAGCCACTTGGAGCAGAACTATCTTGTGTCATTGTATAGCGTCCTGCTGTAGTTCCTTCTACGTCAATGCCGAATCTATCTATTGTTTGATACCTAGTGGATGCCGAGGTATTAGCACCTAACCCTGTTACTGAGGTGCTTCTCTGGCTACAGTTCATTGCCCCATTAATTATGACATTCCTGTTTACTCCACCACCACCTGCATTGATGTTGCCTATAAGGTTTGCTAATTCTGCTGCTTTGCTCATGCTAAGTCTCCGTGTACTGTCATTGACATTGGGTTAGAATCTGCATCACTACCACTGTGGTCACGACACTGAAGTGTTACCTGCGTTGTTTCTATTGAACTATTATCTGTCCCATTAAACCCACCTGCATCAGATACCTGACAAAGTTTTTGTGTTGAGTATGTTTGACCTGCCATATTATTTGTAAAATTAAAACCCACTTGCCCTGTTGCATCGTCATCTGTACTAGATATATTAAAATCATCAAAAAGAGCATTGTCACTTTGTCTATACAAAGCCCATGCCTTACATAACCCCTGTTGCAGATTAGTCGTGGTGCTATTCCCTTCGCCTGTCACAGCGATTGACCCTGCTGTACTTGCACCTGTTAGTGT